GCGCGTTCTCTGGCTCGCCTTCATAGATCGACCGATCGCCATAATAGATTCTGAAATCTAATCGCATATCGGGTCAGCCTCCCACGTTATCCAAGTGCTGTCGGCAGTCCAGAGGGTCGGCGCGCATTCAGCAAACCAGATCTTGCAATCCTCATCGTGCGGTATGAATACCGGCTTACCAATAATCGCAGACGGATCCCATACCGGTTGCAGCGAGCGCGTGATATCGCGGCGATAGATTGGCATAGCCGGCCACATCGCCATGCCTTCGATGATGCTTGGCGGCGTTTCCGGATACTCGTTGTGGACCGGCGGGACCAACAGGCTCCGACTGAATGCACTCTTGTTGGCGTCCTTGACGCGGAAGAATGCGGTAAGGCCCGGCACCGGTGGAATCTGCGCCCATTCGTCGTGCTGCGGCAGTGTTACAAGGTGGCGCTCGAATGCACGATTAAGTGGTTCTACACGCCTCGATCCGGGCCAGAAGCCATCGAAGAACCCTGCTTGCGTCGGCGGGTAGATCGGGTTGTGCGCAAGCTCTTGGCGCGCGCGCGTGAACGAGACATTGAACGACTCGACACGCGGCTGCGGCGGTGTCGGTGCGGGTGTTTCGGGTCGCTCATCGAGTTGCGGCAGTAATTGCAAACGCCGTGCGAACGCGGTTCGATGCGTTGGCATAGAGGGTCGCGGCCATCTGAATCCCGGTGGTGTTTCGGGACGCTCATTCAGTTCCAGCGTTTGTAAGGTGCGTTGATACGACCAGCTAAATTTAGCAACCGGCGTAAAGGCCGCGTAATCCTCGGCCGATACCGGTGGCGGTGGATAGACGTTGATCTCAAGCGGCGTCTGCAGCACACGCTCAAAAGAAACCTTGAACGACTCGACGCGCTTGGAACCCGGATAGAAACCATCGAAGAAACCAACGGGCGTCGGTGGGCGCTCGTTCAGCTCTAACGGAACTTGCGATTCACGATGATAGGTAATCGGTATGCGTTTTAAGCGAACCGGGGCCGGGAAAAAGCCCTCGAAAAATCCCGGTGGCGTCGGTGGTCGTTCATCCAACTCAACGGCCTGAATGTTGCGCTCAAACGAGATCCGGTTGGCTTTCAGTACCGGTGTTAGGCCCGGATAATCTTCTGCAGATACCGGTGTCTCAGGATATTCAGGCGGTATGCCAAGGATCTGCAGGGTACGAGTGAACGCAACCCTGTGTGTTGGCATTGGCACCGGTGCCGGCCAATGTCCTTCAAAGAAGCCCGGCGGCGTAGCGGGATACACATGCGGATTGAGGACGCGCTGTGCTTCACGATGGTAAGTAACCGGGATCCGCTTGACCCTGAATGGAGCCGGGAAAAATCCTTCAAAGAAACCGGGCGGCGTTATGCTCCACTGATCATGCGGTGGTAGCGTCTGCAGCGTTCGATCAAAGCTAACTTTGAGCGTCGGGAAGGGTTTCGACGCAGGCCAGAAGCCTTCAAAGAATCGTGGCGGGGTCGGCGGCCGTTCATTCAGTTCCAGAGGGCTCTGCGATTCACGATGATAGGTCAGCGGGATCCGCTTGAGGCGAACCGGCGCCGGGAAGAATCCCTCAAAGAATCCCGGTGGTGTTTCCGGATATTCATTCAGCTCAAGCGCTTGCAGCGTCCGTGTAAAGTCAACCCGATTCGCTTTCAATACTGGCGTTAGCGCCGGATAGTCCTCGGCAGAAACCGGCGTTTCTGGATAGACAGGCGGGATCAGTACCGCTTGAATTACTCGAGTAAATTCGATCCTGAACGTGGGTGGCAGTTTCGAGGCCGGCCAGAACCCGTCGAAGAAGCCTGCGGGTGTGGGTGGATACACATGCGGATTCAGTACACGCTGCGCCTCGCGTCCATACGTAGTTGGTATGCGTTTGACACGGAAAGGTGCGGGGAAGAAGCCTTCAAAGAAACCGGGCGGCGTTGGTGGTCGCTCGTCAAGCTCGATACGTTGAATCGTTCTTTGGAACGACCAGGTAAAGCTATCAATTCGTTCGGCCGCCGGATAGAAGCCGGCAAAGAAGCCCGGTGGCGTCGGTGGATATTCGGGCGGTATTGCAAGGACTTGCAACGTGCGCGTAAACGATACCCTGAACGTCAATACTGGCGTGTAGCCCGCGTAGTTCTCGTCCGATACCGGTGGCGGCTTGTAGCGATCCAACTCCGGTATCTTCTGCAGAGCGGTGTCGAACGAGACAAATAGCGATTCAACCGCTTTGGATCCCGGCCAGAACCCATCAAAAAAGCCTGCTGGCGTCGGTGGCCGCTCATCCAATTCCAGTGGTCTTTGTGCTTCGCGCCCGTAAGTAACCGGGATTCGTTTCAGTCTGATCGGAGCCGGGAAGAATCCTTCAAAAAAGCCCGGCGGCGTAGCGGGATAAATCGGATTGTGTGCCAGTGTTTGCAGGGTGCGCGTAAACGACACCTTGAAAGTGGGCATTGGCGGTCGCGGCCATCTGAACCCTGCAGGCGTGGCCGGGTAGTCCGGATTGTGTGCCAGCTCGCGTCGAGTGCGAACAAACTCAACCTTGAAGGTCGGGAATGGCGGTCGCGGCCACCTAAAGCCGGGCGGCGTTACTGGACGTTCATCGAGCTGCGGTAGCGTCTGGATCTGTCGTTGGAACGCAGTGCGGTTCGCTCTGAGCAGTAGATCGAGCGCGGCGAACGGGAATACGGCCGGCGGTGTCGGCGGGTATTCCCACAGTGGCGGCAGCGATTGGATCTGCCGTTTGAATGATGTTCGGAATGTCGGCGGTGGCCGATGGGAAGGCCATTGGCCTTCAAAGAATCCGGGTGGTGTTGGCGTGAATACGTCGAGCTGTGGAAGTCTTATTAGTCTCCGGGCAGTTGACGTATCGCCAGTGATATAGCCCCATTTTTTCTTTTTGCCTTTTTTCGGCGGGTTTGTTTCCGGGTGTCCTTGGCTTTTTGGTGCGCGGTATAAGACCTGTACGGTCAGGTGAGTAATCCGTGCCGCTGGTGGCCCCTGGCCGTACAGCACGTTCGCGGTCAGGTGCGTGATCCGCGTCGTTAATGGCTTGTTGTAATGGAACGGACTCGGGATCCGCTGGCGGCGTATGTCGCGCCGCTTGATCGAGGTCGCCGGATCTACGGCTGCAATAAAGAACGGGACCGCCGGTGTCGCCGGATACTCGGGGTTGTGCGGGTTTTCCTCGGGAACACGCCGATGCGTGGCGTTATCGGTGCGCTTGAAATACGGGGTCCAAGCAGAAACCGGCTCCCCCGCTGGCGCGGGGGGAGCGGTATCAAATGCAACCGGTAGCCTCTGGATCTGGCGCTGTTTGCGCCAAAATACCCTAAAGTAAGAGGCCACTCCGCATCAGACGGAGATTAGCCGCCGATTTCGCGGTAAATCAGGCCGTAGCTGAAATTCATCGAGCCGCTTGGGGCAACATCGAGTCGAATACCAGCGAGCTGCGACGGAGAAATAACGATAACTTCATCGTCGTTCGCCGGTGTCCACAGCCAACCAGACAGGACGTTGAAGCCCTGCGTGATATAGATTCCACCAGAATACGTTGGCTCAATGGTGAAGTCGGTCTTGACCACGGCGGTCGATGGAACATCGCTAGTGACCAACGGGAACGGCAACGGCGCGGTAAAGGTCGTACCCGTACCCGTTGTGGTGATGTCCTCGACTTTTGCGCCGAGGTTCTCTGAGGTATCGAAGTCGCTTTGACTGATCCACATACGCTCAAGCGTAACGATCAGGTCGGCCGCCGCAGAAATCTCAACAAGCGTCTTTGCGGTGGTTTGCGCTTGGTTTCCGATAGATGCGCTGTATAGTCTTCCAATCATCGAGCTGCCCTCCGGTTATGCTCTAACTGCCAATCATCTGCTGTATCGGCCTTTCGCAAAAGCGCAGCGCCGATTTGTCGTGCTTCATTTGGTGGCAAGTCTATACCAACCCCGTTGATATTAAAAACAACTACATCACCCTTTTCTGCTTGTTGAGCCAGCCTAACCAACTGAAATCCGACAGGGTGAACAGTCGTGGTCAGAAAGGGCAGCCCGGCTCCGTCAATGAATACCACAACATAGGGTCCGGTTGCACGGACAGCTATCACAACCCCTTTAGGAATATCAAGAGGACCGAGCTTTCTTAGCTCGGTTTTCATAGCGTTATTGGGGGCCTGATATGTATTTATTTTGGGCATCGCGCACTTCCATGAGTAGGTGGATCCGCTCGGAGTCGCCATTATTAAACGATTCATGCGGGATTGAGCGATCAATCCGATAAATGCCGCCTGGTTGCAAGCAAAAATCGTGCTGTCGAGCGCCCTGCCACACACGGTTAATGCACTGGTCATTATTCAGCAGCACGATATGGTAGGTGTTCCACGGATGTGCCTCGTCTACATGCTTGTGGATATTGCCGCCCGGACCAAGGCGCAAGAAGAACGCCGATTGCCAGATATCCACCGGCCAGCGATCGGTCAACTCAGGCTCTTTTTCCAGTGCCGGGCGACCATCAAACGAGGTCGAGTAATCGGTTTTCTTGCCCTTGTTGATGGCCCATTCCACGCTGCGCGCGACAACAATGGCTCTGGCGCGAAAGGCATTGGAAACCTCGCCCACCTTGGCGTAAAAGCCCTCTTTTGGGATTTTCTTTTTCATCGAGATCCGGTCTTAACGCTCAGTTGTTCCTCATCGAACAAGGGCTCAAACGGGTACAGCTCTATTTCGTTGTACATCGTTTCCTCGTTGTTTATCCCGCCGCCAGTATCAGCGTAGATAACGCTCAGAACAATAGCCGCCTTACTGAGAAGTACGCTCGCGCTTGCATATCGCAGCGTAATATCACTCACAAACACAACAGGCGTATCCCACGTTGCGCCCTGATCCTCGCTCTTGGTGTAGTAAAGATCGAAGGAAGTCGCGCTCATAAACACTTGATGAATAACGCCGTGGCCGTCATGCACAAAAGCGTGAGAGTCACCATTGCCTAAAACAAACGGCTCGACGCCAGCAGTATCGGCATAGCCGGTGTCCAACACAACGTCATTACTGCCATTGACCGTCGCCTGGCAATACACGCGCTCATCAGTAGTTGTTTCACGGAAGCTGGCCCACAGCATTCTGACGGTGCCATCATCGTCCCATGCAATCGGTGGTTCTCTGGCGCCGTTGCTTGCCGTTCCGGTATTAATGGCGTCGGTATCAACAGCACTCAACCCGTTCGACACCGGCTCCATCGTGCGCGCCTGCAGATCCGACGTTGCGGTATTCGGGTCTGGATCCGTCGCCGTTTGTCGCAGGAAAAAAATGTGCATATCATCGGTGAACGGATCTTTGACAATGCCGGGGCTGACGTAATGAACGTCGCCAGCGGCATCGAGCGCGATTGGGCCGCCCCATGTGCCACCGGTACGCACGTTAGCATCGACGCGCTCCTTATCACCGCCCATGTTGCGCCCGGTTTCGCCCCGGTACACCACGACAATATCACCATCGGATCGAACCGCAATTGAGCAGTGTGGCGCCGATGGGGGGTCGCCAGTAAGCAAGTCGATTTGTTCAGCAACTACACCCCACACTTCGGCGTCCATATCGAAGGTGTGATAGAGCACCTGAGCGGTCGCGTCACATGAGGCGATGTGAATAAGATCACCGTCTTGTACACAATCCATAAATTGCAAATCAGTGGGATGATCAGGCTGGTTTCCAGCATCCAGTTGTTCCCACGGCGCTGGTACATACGGATCGCTCGACTTCAACGCAAGGATCATACTGGACTCAACGCCGACGCCTTCGGTCAAGAAAAAGTAATCGCCATCACTGGCCCGAAATATGGGCTGGTTGCCGGCGACGGTTTCGCCTTCAGCAACAATTCGGGTCGGCAAACGTGTGTGGTAAGTAAGGCGCATCTGCAGGAAGTCAACACTGACGTTGGCCGCTACACCAAGCGATTCCGCGCCAACAAAAAATCCAAAATCAGGATCTTGAACATCGGCTACGGTTACATAATCTTCAGCCCAACGATCATTAGCGTCACCAGACCCATCGGTTTGCGGGGTCGTGGTGATGAGGGCAAGGTCAATGTGTCTATTGACGGCAATACCGTCGCTATCATCGGCCAAGATCAGCAATACGGGAATAAGACGAGAATCATTGACATCATCAAAATAATCACCGACTCGGATTTCTATGCCGTCAATGGTCGCGTTGTTCGGAATCTCGCTAAAATCGAAGTTGGTGGCCGCAAGCCCATTCGAGAAAGAAATGGCAGCGCCGAGAGCGACCGTAGCTTCATTGCCATCATCGGCTTTGACATTATCCGGATTTACCCAATTTACTGAACCGCCGGCTACGGTTCGATTGCCAATCACGGTGCCGGGGAACTTCCAATCGGTTACGAGGACATAAAAAATCCGCATTTGCAGCGAGTCAACACTAAACACAGTGGCGCCCGCGCTGATTTGCGTAAACCCAACGAAGCATCCGAAGTCTGGATCTTGAATATCTGCAAGCGTCCAAGTTTCTCCCCACAACTCCGTTTGTAAAAGGTTTTCGTCCGTTTTTGGGAGCGTGGCTACAAGGCCGTATTCAATCCTATTATCATCGGCACCGTCAGTATTGTCTGCTTTGATAACTTTTACTGGAATCAATATAGGGTTATTGGCGCTAGTATCTACAGAATACCCACCAACCCGAACATGGATCCCTAAGATTTGGGCGTTGACTGGCAAATCACTAAAATCAAAATTAGATCCAGCCAAACCGCTCGTTTGGTCGCCTGCTCCAGTTAAGGTCGCGGTCGCAACATTACCGTCGTCCCTAGTCGCGTTATGCTCATTCGACCAATCAGCGTCAGAACCAGCGATAGTACGATTGGCAACCATTGTGGCGGGAAACTTCCAATCGGAAACTAGCATTACGGCACCAGATACCTTTGACCATCGCGCGAGATAACCTCGGAACCGATAGCCAGTGTTTGCAGATCCGCTTGCGAGCGCGCGGCCGTACCACCGTAAATCCAGATCAGGCGTTGCGCGCCACCAAAACCGTTGCCCGCGTTTCTGGCGTTGACAATCTCCTGATCGGTCATGCTGTCATCCACGATATCTTCATAGATCACGACCGAGGGCCAGTTGCCACCGAGCGCGGCGCGAATGTCTTGGCGCAGGGCATTGGTGGACATATCGTTTAGCAACACAAGGATGTCGGCGCGCGGCTGCGCGTCGTAGATATGCCCCATGAGTTCAAGACCGCGACCACTATCCGGATCCAGACCCACCAGCGTAATTTGTGCGCGTAGCTCGGTTTCCTCGGTGCCGGTTTGTTCGGCGGCGATGTAGTCCGAGATATCAATGCCAACGGTGGTGGCTGACGTTTCGGCAATGAAGGCGTCCAAGCCCCAACCAAAGCCAGCGCCAACGAGACAAACGTGCTCGGTGGATGCAATGTTTAGGATCGGTGCGAGCCTAGCCCACATCGCCGCCAGAACTGGCTTCATCGCCCATCGGTGATAATGCACCTTGACTTCACGCCGCCCGCTCGGGTGGCCGCCGAAATTGCGCTCCACGCGCCAGCGGTAGGCCTCATCGTATTGGGCTTTTGTCCAGCCCGCCATCAGGACTGTATCCTGTAGCCGGCCTCCATCGCGTTTACTTCCGCGGTTGACCACGGATTCGCGTCGGTTGGATGATCCTCGAACACGGCAATTTCATACGCATACGCAGGATCAAAGCTCGGTGCAAAATCAGCACTCTGGCCCTCGGTGACGCCATCGTGCGCCTTTAAGCGAACATCGCGCGCGCCCGAGTTTTCAAGTCGAAACATGCCATTGACTTGTACCGCGAATACGGTCGAGGGAATGTTGACCAGATTATCCATTGCAAAGCGATCATCGTCATCCACCACTCCCGATGAATTGAAAGTCGTATCATCATCCGGCGTGGCTTCGTCAACATTTTCCTGATTTGCACCGGCCGAAGGCGTCCATTGTGCCTCGGCGCCCACGCCGCTCGGATTGAGCGTTTCTACAATCGAATCCCCGAGCCTGGCATTGCCCGGAGCAGTGCCAAGCTCATCGAGGAAGTACATATCATCGAAGTAGAAGGGGCCGCCGGCAGCGTTCGTCCAGCCGCTGAAGCGTATCTGATCGACCTCGCCGGCAATGCCGGTATTGCGGGTATCGGCCGGGCCGTAATCAATCCAGCCACCTTTCTTGCCGTTGACAAATACTTCGATGGTGCCGACCGAATCATCAATGAAAAATCTGCATTCGAGGTAGTGCCAGATGCCGGGCGTAATGGACTTGACCGAGACTTGTCGATCTATGGTGCCGTGTTCCAGCAGCAGGCGATTGGACGTATCAAGGTTGAGCGACACATGGCCGCTACTGCCAGCGCCCGTTTCATCCAAGCGAAAGATTTCAACCTCAGTGTTGGGGGTGTTGTCGTGCTTGAAGCCGAAACCAAGCACACCGGGATTGGTGGTTGGCACATCAAGAGTTAGCGTATCGGACGAACCCAGAGAAATTGAACTACCGGACGGATCGCGCCCGGCCTGCAGGAAATTCGGCGTACCAGTACGGCCCCAAATGCCGGCAAAGTCCGTCAGTTTGGCGTAATTCTCAAAACCCTCGACAAATAAGATGGTCACGAACTGTCCTCAAAGCGCGAGCATTTGAGCTTAATCCATCGTTCCTTGGCCTTTTCCAGATCACGATTGAGTTTCACCTTTTCGGCGTTTGTTTGTGCGTCCAGCAGAGACAGTTGGATATCAATGATTTCTTCGTCCAGCTCGTCGCACTTCCACTCGTCCTGGTTATCGTCTTGGCCGCTTTTCAGATCTTTAAGCAGATCGTAGATCTCACTGGTCTGCTGCGTGGTCAACACGCCCAAGTGCTGCAAGCGGTATTCCTTCTGGAACACCCACCCGTAGTCGTTCCAGAACGCGACGGTAGCAGTGGCCGCGCCCGCAATCCCACCAATCGTCAGTAATATCGCGACCGCGCCGAGTTTGTGTTTCATGCCAACCAACTACAGTCCGAGTACGTGCATATCCGCAGCGGTAGGATTGAGCGCACCGGCCGTTGGATTGACTATGCGAACCAGTAGCACATCGTCAACCTCGCAAAAGATCGGGTTCTGAATCAACAGGCCAGCATTGAGGTCGGCGTTAGCCATTGCCACCAAATACATATTACCGGCCTGTACGCCCGGCACGGCAAGGCTGGTCGTGGTGGTGGTGATGGTCGCATTACTGTCAAGATCGGCGCTGATCGTTTTAACGAGGGTAGCGTTTATGGTTTGTCGGAACTTAGGCATTGGTGTCTCCTAGAAAAAGTTTGTGGTAACGCGGCGTCCTAATTTATGTTCTCTGCGCCTTAATGCTTCAAGATCAGCAGAAGGGCGCTCGCCAATCCGCTCATCAAACAGACCTTTGTGTATGCCTGCAAGGTCAGGGTTCTCAGTCTCGGCATCGCGTTTCAGGTAGGCGCGAAACATCATCCAATCGAGCATATCGTATTGATACTCGTCACGGACTTCCAGTAGCGTGTGTCGTAGCGGCCAAGACAGCCTGTTTATCGGCAACCGGTAGGTGGTCAGGTGAAGGGTGCCAGCCACACTTGGAACTCGCCAGAGTCTAAATTGTTTTTCTTCGGTGAACTCGACAAAGAACTCGACAATGCCCTGTCCGGTCGCATTGCCCTCAAGATCCCACTCGCGGTGGTGATCGTCCATCCAGCGCGGCGTTTTCTTGATAACAACATATTCGTCGGCGGTCGCATCCTCAACAAATTTCATGCGGTCGATTTTAAGAATGCGTTTGTCGTAGGTGTAGGACTGTACCCCGGCGGTCACGGTAATGTGATTGATGGCAACGCTTGTGTGCTGATCTAGGATGCCGCCAATGCGGCGCACTACTTCGGTTTGCGCCTCGTCGGCGTACTGGCAGATCTCGTCGTTTTTCCACAGCAATCCAGAATCGTCGTTTGTCCACGGTTTTGAATCATCGACAATATCACCGGGCAAATCATCGACGCGCTGGCGAAATAGCGTGGCGAGCTGCTCAAGTGTTAAGGGTGGTTTCAGTTCGCCTGTGAGCGCCATCAACTACTCCATCTGAATTTCTAGTTTCTCCCCTGAGACTTCTTCAACCGGAGCCAATACTGTTAAAAGCTCGGATCGCCGTTGGCCTTTTGATTCTCCGATGAGCAGTAGATCAACCTCGGATGCGTTCAGGCCCGCCACTGCTTTTACAATATCATGGACGGACTTATCGAGCATATCCTGTACCCATTCGGCCTGCAGGCGTCGCGCGACTTCCAGCGGATCCGATACAAACGGTTTGGAATCGCGGTGGCCCAGATCGTCGCCCGCATCGAGCAGCACGGTTTCGACCGCGGGTTGGCCGCCGGTCGCAAAACTCTGGCCCTCTGGCGCCACTCTGGGCGGCTTGCCAAATTCGTTGTAGGCCTCGGCAATCGAGAGATAGCGCTCGATGGCGCGCGGATCATCGACCACGCATACGTGCGCGAGCGAATCGCCGCCATTGGTGACTAAATCGGGTTGCGGTCGGAACCAGTAGCTCTTTCCAAAGACTCTGGATTTACTGCCATCGTCAAGGTCTTTGCGACCAACACGTTTATTAGGCCGTGCATCACGGCGCTGTCTGCACTCAATCAGCATTACGTTGCCCTCCCCAGGCTAATAAGCGCCCGCCCCGAAGGGCGGGCCACTCATGGATTTTAAGCGTTTCCGTCGAACTGCGAACCGAGTTCAGGCCGTGAGGTCAGAGTCAGCCCAAGCGTACCGACAAGGCCGGTCGTTGATACTGTCTCCATCGTCACGACAATGAACCTGTCGTAGTTCTGTGCGGCAAGACCGACCGCAGCAAACGACATCACGTTCTGCCGGTTTGCTGCTGTCTGAACGTCAACCGCCGTGGCGAACAACGTCAGATCCGTGGTATCGGCAGGATCCTGAATCGAATCCTCGATGCCAATATTAATCGCTCCGGCTGTAACACCGTCCAGATCGTCATTGTCCAGCACCAGATCAACGATCCTGTGCTGCGCCGGCAGTTTGACAACTCGCAGTTGCAGAGTCGCATCTTCCGAATCCGTTGCGAGTAGATCATAACTGCCGCGAACGACAGATACCTGTCCAGCTTGAGCCGTTTGAACCGCAGGGCCGCTATTGGAACCTAATACACTTGATTTGGTAGCCCTTTCGTCCTCCGATTAAGTGACAGGCGCCGGATCAGCAGCAGCGGTATCAACCGCCAAGATGCCAAAGTCCTTCGCTGTGCCTTCGATGGTAAACCTCGTTTTCTTCAACCCGTAGATTGAAGAAGTCGATATTACCACCTGATTACCGTTATCGCGGCTTTCTTCGTGCCAATCGAAACGGAGCCCGGTGCCTGGTGAGCCAAACGCGACCACGCCAGCTTGTGCGCCCATGAACAGGCCTCTGGCAGCAGCGACATCGGTGCCAGCACCATAGTCGGTGAAACGCAGAACGCCTTTATGGCTCTGGAGTACTACGTTGTTGTGCATCCCAAGGCCGCCCTTGAAGATCGGAGACTTACGACCTTCTGCGGTGGCCGCGGCCTTCTGGATTTCGAGCCAGTTGGACGCGCCAGCAGCGGTCCTCAGATCGAACTCCTGCCAAGGGCTCATCAACAGAACGTAGTGTTCCTCACCGTCGATCATAATGGGTTGAATCTGCGGTGTGCCTTGCGTACCGCCACCCATCATTACTGCTCGGGTTTTCGCCCGGTCAATAACATCGGTGTCCATGATGTCGGCTGCGTCGATGGTGGCCTTGGAAGTGGCGTCACCGCCATAAAGCCTGTGGTCTGCGTCCGGAGTCTGCAGCGGGTTGTTGGCAAATCCGGCGTAGGTGGTTGGGAAAATGAACTCGGTGTTCTCGCCGCGTTCGCCGGAAAGGTAGATGAAGAACAACTCATCGAATACCCGGCCCCACCACTCGGACTGTCTGCGACGAGAGATCCGGCGCAAGTCGTGAATGGTGCGTTTCCGCGTCATGCGACCACCTACATTGACACCGCCTCGCATTTGGTCAATGTAAACCTGGTCGGTATAGAACTTGAGATCTTCTTCGGTGCCTTCCTGAACGTCATCGCCTTCAATCGGTTGCTGCCGAAGCTGCATGATCAGATCAAAGGTGATTTGCTCGCCCGCGTCATTCTCAAGCTCCGGAAGCATCTGAATCGGCATCCCACTTTCGGGGCCAACTCCCATGAACTTGCGATTGAAATAACTGATACGAGCTGTATCGACGGCCAGAAACGCACTGAATCGCTTAACTGCTTTCGGATCATTCAATCCGATGATTGTGCGCGCCATGAGTAACTACCTCCGGTGATTTAGGAGAGTCCGGTCACTCATGCGACCCAAGAACTTTTTTTACTACGTTTCCGCTTGGAGTTTTACATCATTTCGAGGGTGCAAGTCTATGTACACCTTCTCATTTGCGATAATTTCAAAGCGGGCCGATTTTCCTTTCTTCTCTCGAAGGGTGAGAGACACTTGCCCCTCACCGCTCAAAACAGCTTCCGGCAACAACTCCGCAAAATCAATATGCAGTGTTTTGCCGGTCTTAATTTCTAAAAATACGCGGGCCATCACTCGGCCCGTAAATACTCTTGCTCTTGCTCGGTGGTCATATTTGCCAGCGCTGCTTCCAGCTCCACACCTTCAAGACTATCAATATCCGCGAATTTATCCTTACTGGTGCTGGCATCGTCGGCCACCGGTACGTCGCTGAGCGTTTTCGGTAATTTGCCCTTGGCATCGCTGGCTGACTTGGCCGCGGCCTTGGCAGCGGCAACCGCAACGGCATTGGGATCCTTGTCCGAAGGATTGTCTTCGGCGGCCTCGGACGGTGAAATCTGGTCCCTGACCGCATTGGCAGCGGTTTGCAAATACCAGTTATGCGAAGAACCGACATTTTTATCGTCGGCGTAGAGCTCGTTCAACGCCGCGTTCAGCGCACCTTGCATGATCGTGGTCTGAAACTCGTCGTTTTCTGCCACGAAATCGTTCACAGATCGCTGCCAATCCGTTGCAGCAAAGGACTTGTTGGCGTTGGCGGTAAACTGCGCCTCACGAACGTCAGCGGTCAGATTCGAGGTTTCCTGCGTGATCAGCCGCGACTGCGCCAGATATTCCTTGGCGTCCATGTCCTCATCGTCGTACTTTTTATCCAACTCGGATTGCAGCACATCGAGATCATTCATGCGTGTGCCAATGGCTTTGAGATCGACGGGCCTGCTCGGCTGCAGATCCAGATTGGCAGCGCTACCGCGCGGAATTTCCTTAGAAGGGCCGGCGGCGGCGTCGTCGTCGGTTGATTCGGCCGCATCGGCATCCTGGGGAGGATCATCCGCGTCTTTGGCCTTATCGCCCTTACCTTCACCGTCGCCGGCTTGATCGTCCTCGGCAGCTAGTGCGGCCTTTTCCTCATCGGACAGGCCGGGTTTTGCGTTTGCCAACTCGTCTTCGGTTGGCGTGTCGTTTGCTGCTGCTGCAGCGCCATCTTTGCTCATTTTCTTACTCCTTCACTCATGCGAAGCTATTGCTGAGTAGTGTCTTCGGGTTCATCGAACGGGGTTTCAATTTCAAGGGTCTGGGCAGGCGGGCCGGGCAATAACGCCGTTGACGCCGTATCAGATCCATCGGATTGTACGGAAGCCATCATAATATCGACAGCTTGCGCCAAATTCTTGTCTCCTTTCAAGGCCGCCACGATTTCAAGCGCGGCCTGTACTGTTTCCGCGCGCGCGCCAGCGGCTTCGGCCAGCACTTTGTCGGCCATGCTCTCATCTTTGCGCGTCTTGGCATCGGTCGAGCGGCGCTCCCGATCCGCGTCCTCTTTGTCCTGCTCGGCCGCATCGGCCTCGACGGCCTCGCGGTTTGGATCGTCCGGATCGGTCATGCCGTTGATCTTTCGGATGCGTCGGACAATTTCATCCTTACCCGGCAGATCGGAAAGATCAATGATCAGGTCAAGAATCTGCATAGTAACTTGCGGATCCAATTTCTGCGTCATTTCCATGAGCTGATCGAACATGGCAAGTCGGATGGTTTCGCGGAAGTCCTGCGTGTCCACAACGAAATCGGCCTGTGACTCGGTGATGGGATTCAGCACACTCAAGTTGCCATCTTCGTCCTCTTGGCCCTGGTTGATGCCCTGAAATTCGGTTTGTCCAGCGTCATTGGTAATGCGGATCATTTTTGGCTCGGCGTAGAACTGCTCAATCAGAGACAGTTCAAGCTCGCCCTGCAATTGGATGCTTTCTCTCAAGTTATCGAACAACAAAGCCGTGACTACCGAGCCTTGCGTCTGTCTGAGATTGATGGCGGTGCCGGAATTGGTGTTGGTGACTTCTCCCAAGTTTTCCTCGGTGACACCCGAGGCCGATTCCAAAAAGGTAATATCGTCATTCATCAACTGAACGTGTTCGCTCGCCAGATCAATGTTGCGATTGATCTCAAAGTTCGCGCCGCGCTTGTGTTTCAGTACGCCATCGGGCCGGCTGGCCTCGTCAATGGCTTCATCCCAATCCTCGAATGCGTCCTCGTCACCAATGAGCTGGTTGGTGGAGAGAATGAATAAGGCTTTGGATCTGCGCTTGTTCAGATCTTCCTGCGCGTCCCGCATATTGCGAATCGGCCCATACGGCATACCGTCACGGTCGCGGCGATAGGCCCAGATTGGCGTAAACGGAAAGCGGTTGTGGTTGTAGGGGCTCTTGACGTTTTGCAAGAAGTGATCGCCGGTCCAGATCGCCACCCAAACTTGCATTTCCACCGCATCAAACACCGAGGCCAGCTCACCGTCGATCAGGAATTGCTGGTTAATATCTTCGGCGTCAAACGGGGTGCCGTTGATACGGTCCAGTTGATCGAGTAAATCCGGCTGCATCAGCGCGTGGGGTTTACTGCGGAGAAATTGCCCGTTGACCGGCTTTCTGTACCAACACTCGATCAGCTTATTACGTCGCCGCCGGTTTCCGATATTGAAACTCGTATCAAGAAAGGATCGGCCTCGGGCAAAGACGGGATGCGAGGCGCGATGATCTGCGTACAAACTTGTGAAATTGAAATCATCATCATCCTCGAAAAAGTTTAGATCCGAATGGCGGGCCGTGCGCTGCAGTATGTCTTTGCGATCCGGAAACATGGCCTCGGCAATGTCGGTGTCGGCCCACTTGACGCGGAACAGATAGCGGGCATCACTCAGATGCGGCTCTTTGGCGAGCGCGTCCCACCAGATATTGCGCCAGTGTTCGTAACGGCTGAACAGCGGTTCCTCGCGCGGATCCGAGCGTATGCCATCTTCCATCCAGCCCACACCGACCTTCATGGAATCGGCAAACGCGCGCGAGCGCGAGAACTGGCCTTTGTTTACGTCGCTGACGTATTTGAGTATTTTTGTTTTCGACTTGGCGACCTGTTCGTGATGGTCTTTGCGCGGCAGCACGTTGAAATCCACTCGAGTACGGCGCTCGGTGCCAAGCAACCAATTGATGTGCTGTGCGGTCTTGTTGAAAACCAGCGGCGCCTGGCCGCGCTCCCGAAGAATCTCCGAGTCGCGATCATCCCACTGCAGGCCATCGTAAAAATCGGCGTCGATGGACTGTTGAAACCGATTTTCGCTATGCGCCGTGCGCGCCTCGTTCCACCATTCCTGCAACTTTTTGAGCAGCGTCCGGTTTTCGGACGAGTCCAGATCATGCGGTGCGTTTACCGGCGTATCGTCGGCAAAGGCATCAAAACGGGCATCCAGCGCTTGC